AGTAAAGGGTATGTCTATACCATAAAGTAGAGCCAAACGATGCACAGTACTACCAATAATTCCAATAAACGAAATAATGAAGAGAAACATAAACAACCAGAAGCTAACGGCAGTGCAGATAATGGAGAAGGAGCGTCAGGAACACGCAATCAAACAGCTGGAGATACTACGCCTGAAGCGGGAACTAGAAATGAAACGGAAGCAGGTGCAGGCGCTAGAGGACAGACTGATGGCGCGAGCCGTAGTGGAACAAATGCAAAAGTAGCAACTGCAAGTAGCGCAAGACAAATGGATATGGAAAAGGCTGCTGAGACAACGTCTACCATTGAAAACGTTAATGATGTGGGAATCATGCAACAGAAGAAACCGCCAACTGTCATACAATCTAGAACAGACGTATTTAACGAGCAATTCGCCAATGAAGCTCTTCATCCTACGACAAAGGTTATATTCAATGGTCTTGACGTGAATACTGAGGTTCAACCTCTAAGTGACGATTTTGAGCAGATTAGTGACCCTAAAGGCTATCTGACTTATAGTGTGAAGTATGAGGACCAGTTTGCAAAGAAGGATAAGTTGCGTGCGAGTGAAGCAGACGATCGTATCGTTGGACCAACTGTCAACCTGTTCAAGTATGGATCAGCTGTCGTAAACATAGACTTAAATCAGGATTTCTTTGACACGACAACGGGTATAAATCTGACCAAAGGTATTCTTCTTGTACAGGACTTACTTGTGCCTATCGGTGTTACTGCTGGAGCTGAACAGTCGTCTGAATATGTGAGTGGATTGCTAATGGTGCTTTTCAAAGTTATGACGGATAATAGGCTGGTTATCGTGGGTGAAACTACAACACCGATCAGTAATACATTGTCGACAGTTGTGAACAATATCCTGAGAACAACCTATCATAACAATGTTGGTATTAACCCAGCACTATTGCGCGACTTTACGCACGTGAACTGGCTAAACCAAGATATTACAAATATGCTACAACAAGCGGGAACAAGGTTTGGTTTAGGTTTGACTGCGACGCGCTTAGACTATGTACGTTTGGTGAAAACAATAGTCGGATATGCCTTGGATATTGATCATTTCGCAGCTAGTGTGCTAAATATTAACTTGCGTGCACTCATGGAGGCCAATGTAACTGCCGATGACAGGATAAAGGCATTGCAAGCACATTCAATGATATCTACACAGTTCCACGGACCAAATCAAGGTGCGTTACGTCCTGAATTAGCGTTTGATCATGACCATGTAATACGATGCTTAATGTTAGCGGCCGCTAATTATCCAAGACTTGAGGGGATCATAGTCCAGATAAACACGGGTTACGTCGCATCTACTAACGTAATAAGGCCGGTATCAGAGAAGAGATATTTTCCCGAGAATTTAGAGCAAAATCAGTCAGCAGCACGTCTTGTCTCAGCTGTAAAAGCAAGGGCATCAGAAGCAGATATATCTTCAATCCATCTTGCAATAGCGAGAGAGGTGTCACCAATGTTCAACGTTCATGAGTTGAAGAAAATAGCAGAATCATTCGAAGATCCGTCCTCCATAGTAGTAGTGCTTGAATTCATCCTTTTCTCTTTATTCTTTCCGACTGAGTTCAATCGTATTAAAGGTGATATACAGAATGTATTGCTACTTTTCTTTTCTAGATGGTATCCTGTTGAATATGGAATTTTCATCCAACGAGGAGCAACGTATACGATTAACGCTGCAGGTGAGTTTGAATTTAGTGGGCGGAATGAGAAATGGGACCAGTCATCCTATCTAAGCGAACACTTCCCAGCATTGTTCTCAGATGTACCGTTAGCCGGCGCGAACACTATAATTGCGATCATGCGCTTATTTACACCACAGGGTTTCCTACGTACGGATGACTTAGCAATAGCAGCGAACTTCCCTAGGGCATCACGAAACCCGCAAACGTATATACCGTATACAAATCAGCGAGGAACAGTCACAAATGAATTTGCGTCACGATTTAGGACAATTGTAGCTACCTTAGCCAATGTGGTGAACGAACGAGCAGTCCAGGATGATATGCAGAAGGCGACTCGTTCATGCACTAAACAATGGTTAAGGCATCTCGAAACCCAGTTCGATAACATCGCCGTCGCCCATACAGATCACTTATCAGTAGTATACGCTACAATGTCCAACTTCATGCTCAATTTCACGAACAATTTTTCGGGCAATCATGCGACATTCAAGCCAGAGCAATATGTCATAACATCACCCGAGGGTAGTTACAAGCCTATAATGGAGAGACAAGGAGAGACTGTTGATGGATTAACTATCATCGATACGTCGATTGTTTGGCCTATATTATGTCAATGTACGTACCCACTAGTCAGGCAGAGCGGTAAAGGTGTTGATGCAGTCAGTATAATGGAAGAGATTGTGTACCCTGATCCTGGCACGACGCTATCTCAGTCACTTTCCGTTGCTCAAATCTTATCTAAACTCACGTTGCCTGACGCATTTATTAACATGATATTATCTGGTGGAGACAGCGTAGCTATGCGCACTTACCAAACAGAAGCAAATGATGAGCTTGATGAAGGTATAAGAATGACTACGTACGATCAGTATCTTTCACACATACGTGAACGGTTGCATATTACGAACGTCCCTGATCCAATATACATAACAGGTGCATCTACACCAGACCAGATAGCAGCGTCAGTCCAGGCGACGCATGTTGCGGTTGTACTCTATCAAAACGGAGTTATTAATGGGCCAGCATCTACGTATTTACGCGAGAATGAGGTATTGGTGGTCATGCCAGACTATTCTAACGTCGCGGCTCGTTTCGTTTATGCCAATGCTCAAATGAATAACAACCGGTACCATGAGAGTGTGTTAGAGATAGCTGATATTTTCGATCAAGCAGATTTTATACAAACAGACAACGCGGTACGTCGACTACGAGCATTGATGCCAACACTTTCAACGAGCCAGATTCGACACGCTATCGAGCGGATTGCCCAGATTACTAATGTTGACAGCACAGATTATGGTAAACTCACATTACGCTTTCTTGGGACGCTGACACGCCCGCTCAAAATGCAGAATGCACAAATACGTAGAATCAGACCCGATGGTACAGTACTCAGATATGATGACCAAATTGACATTGAAGCATTTAGATGGAGTAGATACTTTCTTGATGAACTACAATTGCGAAGATTAGCTGTGGGACTGCGATTAATCGCCAACCCACGCATCGCTAGACGTTTCAATGGAGTGAGAATAATGTACTTAACAGACGATGATCCTGATCCCGATTTCGTACCTGCTATCCCTGAAGGCTATGTCGCAGTTCAGTACGCGCACCGACTGTTCTCTTCCTCTCTTGCTAATAAACGCAATAGAGTAACGTATACTCACCCTCCAACTGGAATGGCATACCCATCGCCTACCGGTCGACCACATGTACACCTGACGATTAACGAACGAGCCGGCATGAGTAAGCTAGTGGCTGATAACATAATAGCTAGTGTGATCAAGTCCAACTGGGTGGTTGATATCCTAGATATTGAGTACACTGCAGAAGTGATGACGCCTAGCGAAGGGTATACCCAACATGTCGACGCGGAGAGTATTATGACTGCACCTAAAGGTAAATTATTCCACTTGCAATTTATGGACGGCTTACTACGACCCGAACCAAGTGCATTCGACCCACCAGCTTCAGGAGAAGATATCAGATTAATATACCCCCTACAGCCAATATCAGTCGCGCGTTCTATGCGTGCAATAGTCAACCATAACGAAGTTGATCGACCAAGAGGTGCTGTCGCTCCTAGTTCATACGAGATGGATACAGGTACGTTATCTAGGAATGGTGATTTGCTTTACAGCCCAGTAGAAAATGGACAAGCTGGAATACCAAAATTAGAAGTCGATCATATTAGCTTCTCAAATGTAGTATCCATGATGACATCGAACATACGTACAGGCGACGATATGGCTGTGGAGCGCGTAAATCCAAGTGATATACGTGCAATTAATATACGTAACGCTTAAGTCAAACTAATATAATGTAATCATTTAATGTAGCTCTCATTACTAGTTTAAGAATTCATTGGACGTACAGGATGTTCCCGGGAGGTTCTATGGTAGATCCTCATTCATACACGACCGTTAGCC